GCACCTCGGCGTGCAGGGCTTCGCGGATGTCGCAGCATGCGACCCATAGCAAACGGATTCGGTTTTGGAATTTGTCGGCAAGCTCTGAGGTATCCCATGCACCCAGCTCGGCAAGCTCGGCGCGGATGTCCGCGTCGATGACACGGGCGAACTGTTCGCGCATGTACTCTCGCTGCGACAGTGCGAAAACCTCGCTATCGGCAGGCTTGCCGGGCGTGGCGCAGCGCTGCGCATCATCCTTGCGGATGTCGAGAATGATCCGGCCGGATGAGCTAGTCCACGGTGCGAGGATGCCTAGGGTTTGCCAATGCGCGCGGTGCGCGTTGAAAACGATGCCCTCGTCGTCGTTCGTGAAATAGCCTCCGATGTGATGCCCGCGAAAACGGGTGTTCGCAGGGATTGAAAACGCAGTGTCAGCGTACCCCGATGCGTAGCACGTGCGGCGCAGATCGGTCCCATCAATCGGGCAGTTGCGCACCTTGGCATACGGGCCGAGGCAGTCGAACGCGCCGCCCGGGCGATGCCCGATAGCGCCGTTCGGCGACGTGAACGTATCGCTAGGCGATGCGTAGAATTTTTGGCTCATGATGATCCTCGGTTGACTTGCGCGACAGTGCGCAAGGGTGAGCGCTCGAAAGCACTCACCCTCGCGCGCTAGAGCAGCTCGCTGAGGTAGTGTCTGTGGATTGTTGTAATTGCCATCGAGACATAGGCATCCTCGGCAACGCGATCGGTGCGGCCGTAGCGCTCAAGATCGGCGCGGGCGCCGTGAACGTGCCCGCACATTTCGAGCGCTTCAGCGATGGCGTCGCGTTTCGTCGTGAGGATGCACTGAGACTCGCTCAGACATCCGGGAATGTGCCATTCGGCAACCCAGACGAGGCGATGCAATGCGCGCGCTTGCACCTCGTCGCGCGTTACGCTGCGCTCGTCTGCGATACGCTCTAGCGCCTCGTCGAATGTCAGTTTTTGCATGATGAGCCTCGGTTGACTTGCGCGACAGTGCGCAAGGGTCAACGCGCCGGTTAGAGCCGTTGACCCTCGCGCGCTAGCGCATCGCGAGAAGCTGTTCGAATGCGGATGTCTTCAGCTCGTCGCCGCCGTTGAACAATGCCGACTGCATGCGATGCGAGTCAGTCTTCGCGCTCGCCTTATGGTCGACGTACTCCGTGACTGCGTTCAACATGCCCCATGCGGTGCCACGCACGCCCGACAGATTGCTACCGATCGCGGCGCCACGGAACAGACGCAGTATCTCGGCCTCGCCCTTGGGTGCGCGCTTCTCGTCGGTCGCAACATCGGCGAGCTTCACTGTGCCGCCGAGCAGACGCGCGAAGTCTTGCGAACCCGAGGCAGACGCCAGGATGCGCGCCGTTTTGGCCTGAGCTTCAGCGATCGTCGCGGCCTTCTTTGCGGCATCTTCAGGACGGAGCAGATTACGCACAAAGTCGCATGCTTTGTCGTCGCTCATGCGCACTTGAGTCAAAGACTCGCAGGCCTGCGCGGTAGCGAGCGTGTCAACGATGCCGAGCTGATCCCTGATTTTCTGAGCATCGAAGACTGAGCGATGCGACAGATTCACTACATGTTTTGTCGCTTCGCTCATCGCGGCAGACATTGTGTTGTCACAGACGACACGCGTGATGATGTCGCGCGCCGTAGTCTTTGCCGAACCATCGCAGGATGTAGCAAGCAACAGATACGGACGCAATTTGTCGCCGCTGTTGCCAAAGATGTACTCTCCGCCGATGCGAGCTGTTGCGTAGAACTTCTTACCGCCGAAGAGCGTTCCGGCTGTTTCGAGCTTCACGCCAAGCGCAGCGGAAAGCTCATGAAAAAAGGCGAGCACTTGCGCGGGTTGCACTGTCTTGTATTTGTCGCTGACGATGCCCAGATCGGCGCCCGTATCGCTGCGCATGAGCACGTGCGCATCGTCGATGGTTCTTTGATCCTTGCCTTCGCGATCTGCGAAGTAGCGCACTTTGGAGCGAAGGATTTTCCAATCCATGCCCGCGCACTTTGCCCATGCGTGCTCCATCTGTTCGGGCGACGCGGTGCCGACTGACAGGCCGATCGTTGCCAGATAGGCTTCGATGGATTGGCCTAGCTTGTGCCATCCTTGTTCGCCGACATAGGCGAACTCGGCAAGGCCTGACTCGCGGATAGTGATTTCGTGACTCATGATTGACCCTTGTGTGAACGGTTGCGATGCGCGGGGTTGCGCATCGGCAAAGGCTTGTTGCCCTTGCCGATGAGATCTAGGCGTTGCGGTTTTCCGTGCCTGCGTCAATGTGCGCTACGATGTCAGCGATGGACATCCGTACCGCTTGCGCGCCCATGTAGCTTAGTGTCGGCCGCAAGGCTTCAGCTTGCTTTGATCCCGGGCCGTAGGATGCGACCGCTTGAGCGTAGGCGCGCTTATCAGTGTTGCGCATTGCATCGATGTAGCGAGTCAGTGCAAGATTTTGCATGATGTTGCCCTATGTAAGATGTTGCAGCGTTTGCCCTGTATCGACTGATACAGCTCCATGATTGTGATGTAAGATTTTGCAGTGCGCTTAGAATAGTTCGGCATGAAGTCGCTGCAAACCATCCACGAAACACGCTAAAGCTCGCCAAGCTCTTCCCTTTTAGGAAAAACAAGCGATGAACCTCTACCCTGCCGAATCAGCGACGAACGACGACGCGTCGATAGGAGGCTTCATTGTCACTTTTGACAGTGGCGTGTCTAAGTCAATCGCTTGGCGTCAATTTGAACCGATCGAAGACACGCTAGGCTGCGCCAAGGCCTTCACTGCCAAGCTAATCGAAAGCCTAATTGCCGATCGGTGCATGCATGAAGTAGAGGGCACGAACTGGGCGAGCGCGACTGCGGCCGTGCAAAAGATCATCGTCGATTGGAACGCCAAGCGGCGCGACAGTCTGCGACTCATTGCCCAGGCATCGCCGACCGTCCAATAGTGGCAACCAACATGGTAACCGCGCACATGAAAAGCAATCTACGCCCGGTTAGTTTGGTTCCCTATCGGGGTATCGCACGCTTCGATGAGCTTGGCGCGTAGTGGAGGGTGACGACGTGACTTGATTGGCGGGGAGGGACGCGAAGGAGAGCCCCGGGGGTGGGGTGCCACGGTGGTAATACCGTCTTTGGGTAGGAGGGGCCATACCCCCTCGTGCGCCCCCACCGTAACGCCAAGCAAGTTGAACTTTTCATGGTTTATGGGGTGATCGAAGGGTTTAGCGGTTGATCGAATGTTTGTTCGGCTCGCAAGTCGAGTCGTGATTTTTTGCACGAAAATATTTTCAAGGAATTTGGAAAATGCCACGACTGAAAGACGAGCAGCGGGAGACGTTCTGCCGCGACTACGTGCACCACTTCAATGCCACGAAGGCGGCATTCACGGCGGGCTACCCGAACCCCAACACCGCAGGCATGAACCTGCTGTGCTACCCCGAGATCAAGGCCCGCTGCCGTGAGCTGAACGAGCGGCAATTGCGCGGCAAGGACATCTCGGCCGAGCGGACCATGCTCGAGCTGGCGCGTGTGAGCTTCTCGGACATCAGGAAGATCGTGGATCCGGAGACGGGCCTGTTGAAGCCGCCGAACGAATGGGACGACGACACCGCCGCGTCGATCGCCTCGCTCACTGTCGAGACGAGGAACGAGCGCGACGGCACCGAGATCGATCTCGCCACAGGCGAGTCCAAACCCCGCTTCATCAGCGTCACGACGACGAAGATCCGCCGCTACGACAAGGTGCCGGCGCTCGGGATACTTGCCAAGCACTTCAAGCTGGTCAATGATGATGGCGACGGCGTGAACGCGCTGGCGTCGGTGCTTGCGGATAGACTCAACGCCGCGAAAAGGTCACTACCCCCCGCGCCAACCGCGCAGATACTGGAGAACGACGATGCTCCCCTCGAAGACGAACACCTTCAGCGGCTCCCTGGTGAGCGACGCGAAGGCCAAGCAGTTCAGGAATCAGGCCACGGGGATCGGGCAGACACGCTCGGCCAATGAGCAGACGGGATCGGTCAGGGCGCAGCGCGCGATCGACGCTGCTCCCCCGTCGCAACTGAAGTGCGCCGACCGCAGCTACCCGCAGCCCGGGCCGATGGTGGGCGTCGACGGCTCGCTGCTCGACCGCGTGACCGGAGATCCGTGGGTAGCCGTGACACCCTTCAAGCCCGCGCTCGGTGGCCCAAACTAGAGTCATCTGGAAAGAGCGCAAAGGTCGTGGCGGCTGGCAGAGCCCGGGAGCCGAGGGCGGTTCCTCGGCGTCCCCGAGCAGAGCCGGGGCCATACCGGTGAGGGCAGCCACGGTCGCTGCCGCGTCGCTCAAAGGGACGGCGTTCGACGAGCTGTTCGACATGCTGGGCAGCTTCCAGCATGACCCGCTCGGCTTCGTGCGCTGGGCGTTCCCGTGGGGCGAGCCGGGCACCGCGCTCGAGGACGAGCAGGGGCCGGAGGTCTGGCAGGCCGAGCAGCTCGAGCGGATCGGCGTCAAGCTGCGCGCAGGCGCCTCGCTCGGCGCCGTGATCGAGGAAGACATCTCCAGCGGCCACGGTGTTGGCAAGAGCGCCGAGGTGAGCTGGCTCATCCTGTGGGCGATCAGCACGTTCGCGGACACGCGCGGCGTGGTGACCGCGAACACGGACACGCAGCTACGCACGAAGACGTGGGCCGAGCTGTCGAAGTGGTATCAGCTCTTCATCGCCAAGGGCTTGTTCACGCTGACGGCCACGGCGATCTACATCGCAGGCGATCCGGTCAGGGAGAAGAGCTGGCGCATCGACGCGGTGCCGTGGTCGTCGAACAACACCGAGGCGTTCGCCGGCCTGCACAACAAGGGCCGGCGCATCCTGTGCATGTTTGACGAGGCATCGACGATCGACGACCCGATCTGGGACGTGACGCGCGGTGCCCTCACCGACGCCAACACCGAGATCATCTGGTGCCGCTACGGCAACCCCACGCGCACCTCGGGCGAGTTCTTCGCGGCGTGCTCGGTGCCCAAGAGGAATGCCTATCACCGCGTCGATGCGCGCAACGTGCGGTTCACGAACAAGGGCAAGATCGCCGAGTGGATCGAGGACTACGGCGAGGACTCGGACTTCGTGCGGGTGCGGGTCAAGGGGCAGTTCCCGCGGGCCGGGTACGCCAACTTCATCTCACCCGAGCTGGTGACGCAGGCCCGGCGCCGTGCGCTCGGCGTCAACGTCTACAACACCTACCAGAAGATCCTCGCGGTCGACCCTGCGCGCTTCGGCGACGACTTCACGGTGATCACCTTAAGACAGGGGTTGAAGGTGCACTGGCAGGTGAAGCTGTCGGGCTTCGACGGACCGGATCTGGCATCCCGCATCTTTGCCCTTCTCCGCAACGACGACACCCGCCAACGAGACGAGCGCGGCCAGCGGCGCGAGCCCGCCGCGGGCGCCGCGTGCATCGTCTACGACGCCAACGGCAACGGCGCCGATCTCGACTCATCCCTGCGCCGCATGCAAGGGCTCCCTTTGCTGATCCCGGTGATGTGGGGCCAGCCCGCCAAGGACTCCAAGGCGTACTTCAACCAGCGCTCGGAAGCGTGGGGCAAGATGCGCGACTTTCTGGAGACGGGCGACATCCCGGACGACGACGAGCTTGCGATCCAACTCAGTTCGCTCGACTACGGTTACGACGGCCTGTTCCGTATCCAGTTGCAAAGTAAGAAGGATTTAAAAAAGAATGGAGGTAAGAGCCCTGACTGCGCAGACAGTCTAGCACTTTCCTTCATCCCTGAGCTGATTGACCGCAAGGTGAACGCCGCAGTCGCGCGGCCGGTCCGGCGCCGCACGATGGTGTGGACGAGGTAGGAGCAGCGATGGAAGAGTACCAGCAGCGCGTCGTCAAGGAGAAGGACGAACTGGATGCGAAGATCAAGGCGCTGCAGGCGTTCACCTGCGCAGCAGCTTTCAGCGATCTCGACGAGATCGATCAGAAGCTGTTGCTGCGGCAGAGCGGCTTGATGCAGCTCTACTCGTCGGTGCTGGCGCAGCGTATCGCCCGCTTCGGGTGGACGCGCTGAGTATCAGTCGATACACTGCGTCACCCCAACTGCAATCGGAGATTTCCATGCAACAAAACGAGACTGAAGAGCAACGTATGGCTCGTCGCAGCGCTGAAGTCGCGGCGAAGGTAAAGGCTGATGCTGCGAGGACAGCGCACATGACCGACGAAGAGCTAGTCGCGGACATGAAAATCCGGGCAGAAGCAACACCGGGGACCACGTTCTACGCCAAGAATGCGTTGGCGATTCTGCAAGGCGATGACGACGCGCCCGACGAAGAAAACGAACCCTCGACAAAACAGGCCGGCTTCACCCTCATCGAGCTGATGATCGTCATCGCGATCATCGGCATCCTTGCGGCCCTCGCGCTGCCCGCGTATCAGGACTACACCAAGCGGGCCAAGCTCACTGAGGCGCTCGTCGCATCCAGTACCTGCCGCAACACGATCACCGAGGCCGTCGAGTCGGCATCGACGCTGCCGGCAGCCGGCGCCTGGGGCTGCGAGAACGCCGGGCCGAACGTGACGAAGTACGTCGCCAGCATCTCGACCGATGCCAACGGGGTGATCGCGATCGTTGTGCAAGGTACGGGCGACGCCACGATCGACGGCTCGTCCCTCCAGTTCGTGCCGAGCACCACGGTGAGCGGCGCTGTCGTGGCGCCCACCGTAGGCACGCAGATCGCGCGCTGGATCTGCGGACCGACAGCGGCTGGCGGCACACCGCTGAAGTTCTTGCCGGCGAGCTGTAAGGGCACGTAAGATCGCGTCGCAGTAGACGAAGGCCTTCGGGCCGAAGGACACGGACGACGCAAGTCGGCTGGCGAGGGTATCGCTGCCACGCAACTGTCTTCAACGCCCCGGCGAAACATGAGAGCGCCGGGGCGTTGTCGTTTGTGCTTGCAGTCCTATACCCAAGACGGGCAAAAAGGTATAGATTTTTGATTCCACCCCAGCCGAAAGGCAAGCCGTGAACCCCACACCCGCCTACAACCCCGCCACCCACAACCCGGATGGCACGCCGCGCGCCGCCAACCCCGCCGCTGTCGCGGGCGAGAACGCCAACCCCAACGTCCCCCGCACCGATCCCGCCAACACCAACCCCACGGGACGTGAGTATCACGCGCCACACGATGCGGGTCACCCGCGTCAGGGAGCGATCACCCGCAACCCGCCCAGCTCGCCCGGCCTGCTCAATCAGGAGCCGAGGTTCGGCAACCTGAGCGCTGACGGCGTGACCACGACGGACGGCCGCGCGGTCGCTCCCGGTGGCGTGCGCAACCCGGACGGCTCGATCAGCAACGCGGTGCGCAACCCGGACGGCTCGATCAGCCAGCACGGCACGCAACCCGGTGCGCACGCTGTCGGCACTGTCGGCGCCCCCGCCGATGCGCCGGCCGGGGGTACGCTGCACAACCGCGCCGCGACCGATGCACGCGACGGTATCGTGCGCAACCCGGACGGCTCAGTCAGCAATGCTGCGGCGGCCGGCACAGTCAGCAACGCGACCGGAACGGTACAGAACCCCGCTGCTGCCGTTCCCGGCAACGTGCCTGTCGGCCCCGTCAACGCGGACGGCAGCTACCGTACCACCGATGGTGTGATGCACAACAAGGACGGCACCGTTCGGAAGTAAGATCGCGCCTGCCCCGGGGACCAAGTAGGCCCACAAGCCGAACGAGATACCGGGACACGGTGGTTCCCAGACCCTTCAACGCCCCGCTCGATCCGGGGCGTTGTCGTTTCTAGCAAGCACACGCTACACTGCGCGCCAGCAAGCGGCTCCTGCCATGCGCCCACTACGGTGATCCGTCCGCATGGTTCCAGCCTCTGCCGCTCAGACAGCTCCCGGGCCACCCCCCGGCGCGATGACACCGCCGCCGAGCCAAGGCAAGAACCCGATGATTCGGGCGCTGGGCCTGCAGCAACTGCTCCAGCGCGATGCCGAGAAGCCCCCCGAGGCGCAATCGGTCGATGACGACCGGGCACTGACCGCGCTTGCGAGCCACGTGCGCGCGGCCTGGGGCCGCAACAAGCTGTCCAAGCAGAAGATCGACATGAAGCTGCTCTCATGCCTGCGCGAGCGACGCGGCCTGTACTCGCCGAGCGCGCTCGCCGCGATGCAGCTCGCCAACGGCGGCATGAACATCGTCAAGGCCGACCTGACCGAGACGAAATGCCGCGCCGCCTCTGCGTGGATTCGCGAGATCGTGCTGCCGGTGGGTGAGCAGCCGTGGGGTGTGGACCCTGACCCGATCCCCGACCTGCCGATGTCGATCAAGAAGGGCATCGTCAACAAGGCGCTGCAAGGCGCGCAGCAGGCGATGCAGCAGATCAACCAGGCCGGTGGCGGCACGATGGGCAAGGACGAGTTCCGTCAGCTCGCGATGCAACTCGGCGACAAGCTGCGCGACGACACCGAGCACGCGCTCGTCAAAGAGGCTGCCAAGCGTGCCGCGCGCATGGAAAAGCACATCGCCGAGCGGCTCGACCAGGGCGGCTACGAGGCCGCGATGGACGGCTTCGTCGAGGACTTCGTGACCTACCCGGCCGCGATCCTGAAAGGGCCGATCTACAAGCGACACAAGATCCTCGAGTGGGGCGCCGGCTTCAAGCCGCTGGTGAGCGACAACCCGGTGCAGAGCTGGGAGCGGGTGAGCCCGTTCGACATCTATCCGGCGCCCAGTGCGAAAAACCCACAGAAGGGTGACCTGATCGAACGGATCCGCTTCACCCGTGAAGAACTGCACGCTCTCGAAGGCTTGCCGGACTACAAGGACGACGAGATCGACAAGGCCCTCGTCGACTACTCCAACGGCCACCTCGAGGGGTGGTTGTGGACCGAGGCCGAGAGGCAGCGGCTCGAGCAGGAGTCGCTGTATATGTGGCTGTCGCCACCGGGCGTCATCGACGCGCTGAACTTCTGGGGCATGGTCCCCGGCTGGAAGCTGATGACCTGGGGCGTGCTGTCGGTCGACAAGGACCCGATCGAGCCCACCAAGGACTACGAGGCCAACGTGCTGCTGTGCGGCAAGTACGTGCTGTATGCAGCGCTCAATCCCGATCCGCTGGGGCAGCGTCCGTACCGCAAGGCTTGCTATGACGAGGTGCCCGGTGCGTTCTGGGGCCGCTCGATCCCCGACCTGTGCTCTACGTCACAGAAAATGTGTGACGGCATCGCTTGCGCGCTGGCCGACAACCTGAGCATGGCGAGCGGGCCGATGATCTGGGTCCACGCCGACCGGTTCGCGGACGGCGAGAACATCCTCGAGGTGTACCCGTGGAAGGTCTGGCAGCTCAAGAGCGACCCGACCCAGGGCGTCAACCCGGGCATGGGCTTCTGGCAGGCCGACGACCGCAGCGGCCCGCTCATGGCGACCTACGAGAAGTGGGAAGTCCGCGCCGATGACGCCACCGGCATCCCGCGCTACACCTACGGCAACGAGCGCGCAGGTGGCAGCGCCGACACCGCGACGGGTCTCTCGATGCTGATGAACAACGCGGCCAAGGGTCTGCGCCGTGCGATCTCGAACATCGACCTGAACGTGATCAGCGCCACGATCGGCGACACGTTCGTCAACGAGATGCTCTACAACCCCGACACCTCGATCAAGGGTGCCTGCACGGTGGTGCCGCGCGGTGCCGCGGCGATCCTCATCAAGGAATCGGCGCAGCAGCGGCGCATGCAGTGGCTGCAGCTCGTCACCGACAACCCGGTGCTGTCGAACCTGCTTGGGCCGAAGTACATCGCCGAGAGCCTGCGCATGGTCGCGGCCTCGCTCGAGATGCCGGTCGAAGACGTCACACCCAGCGAGGACGAGGTGGAGCAGCAGACGGCGCAGCAGGCCCAGGCCGCGCAGGCCCAGGCGCAGGCCACGCAGCAGGCACCGCTGCAGCAGGAGGCCGCGATCAGCCAGCGCGAGCAGCAGGCGCAGCAGACCAAGATCGTCGGCGATGTCATCAACGCGGCTGTCACGGCGGCGCTGGCCGGGCATCCGCTCGCGGGCGGCAACGTGGCCGGCGCGGCGAAGAACGCGCAGAGTTCGGCCGCCACTGCCGAGAGCGCGATCGGCGGTGCGCTCGGTGGTCCCGGCAACGCGCGCCCCGCGCTGCCGGCACCGGCTGCCGCAGCGCCAGCACCCCAGCCTGCAGCCGCACCTGCTTGACGGGTTGCGTCCGCGCAACGATACTGCGCGCCAATGCACTATGACGCAGCGCAGCTCGATTTCCTCAAGCGACTCGGGATGTCGCCGGACGGGCAGCAGCTTCTAGGGCTGATCCAGGCAGAGATCGCGGCTTGCAACCTGACGCTGCGAACTTCGACAGGGGAGCAACTCTTGCGTGAGCAAGGCAAGGCGCTCTTTCTCGACGAGTTCTTGCAAAGGATGACCCGGCCCACGTCTGCTCAGATCGTGTCAAGGCGACCCACGTCTATCGACCGGTTTGCTTGAAGAGGGAACCGCATCTTGCATCCCCGACGAACCCCAGTCACTTCGGTGTCTCTGGATCGTGGAGAAATGAATGCCGGTTCAATTGAGCCCCGAAACCCGTGTCCCTCGACAGGTTGCTGAACGAGCGGCTCGCGCCCTCGAACGGTACAAGCCTGCCGAACCGGACCCGTTGAATCCTGCAGCCGTTGCCGACCCGGCCTCACCGCCAGCCGCAGCCGCTGCCACCACTGTCGACCCCCAGGTCGATCCGCGCCACTCCGACCCCGCCTACTGGAAAGCCCGCTTCGACGTTACGTCAGGCCTGCTGACCAAGGAACGCGCGGACCGGAGCGCCGAGCGGCTCGAGCTGAATCGGCAGAATGCCGCTCTGCAAGAAAAGCTACGTCAAGCCCCGACAGCCAGTGCTCCCGCTGAGATCAATCTCTCGACGTTTTTCACGCCGCAGCAGATCGAAACCTACGGTGAAGAGCAGTGCCGCGTGATGGCGCAAACGGCCAATACTGCTGCGATCAAAAACGCTCAGGAACTCATCACCGCCGAGGTTCGGCCGTTGAAAGAGGAAAACGAGCGTCGTGAAGCCGAGCGGAAGGCCGAAGCCCAGACCAAATTCGAGGACACGCTCACCGCAGCGTGGCCTCTTTGGCGCGCGGAGGATCTCGACCAGAAATGGCGGGATTGGCTCGCGGAAGAAGGCGATGACGGAGCTGTGCGTCAGCAGGTGCTGAACATTCACATTGCGAATCGCGACGTTCCCAAGATCATGCGCATTCGCAAGGTGTTCGAGAAGCTCTTCGTGACGCCGCCTGTGCCCGTGCCTCCGATCACCCCCTCGGGTGGTGGGGCAGCACCGACGCTCGATGCAGTGCCAGCGAGCCGAGAGGATGTGTCGGCCTTGACCTATCCGTCACAAGCGGAAGTCAAGGACTTCTACAAACGCTCGGCTCTGGGCAAGGTGAAGGACGACGAACGGACCAAGTTCGAGGCTCGATTGAAGCTGGGGCCAGCTACCCGCCGCTGATCGCTGCGGGTGGCTGAAGAAACCACCTTCTTTGGAGAGCTGAAATGACTGGAGTTGCACGAGCGTCGGGCATTCCCGACTATGGTCCGTCAGGGACCATCAATTTCGACCCCGAGCTGTACAGCGGCAAGTTGGTCGAGAAGTTCTACAAGACCACCGTGTTCGGCGAGATCGCTTCGACGGACTACGAGGGCGACATCGCGGGCTACGGTGCCTCGGTGAAGATTCGCACGATCCCGGATGTCACCGTCAGTGACTACGTGATCGGCGCGGGCCTGACGCCGCAGTACCCCGGCAACAACAGCGTCACGCTGTCGATCAATCAGGCCAAGAGCTTCAACGTCGCGCTGTCGACGGTGGACTCGCGGCAGTCGGACCTTGACTTGGCGGACGTGTTCGCCAACGACGGCTCGATCCAACTGAAGATCGCGGCCGACGCCGACATGCTGGTGACGATCCCGGCCGAGGTTGCCGCTTTCAACCAGGGACCGAACGCCGGCCAGGACAGCGGCAACATCAACCTGGGCACGTCTTCGGCCCCGGTTGCGCTCACGAAGGACAACGTGCTCGACTTCATCACCTACTGCGGTCAGGTGCTGGATGAGACGAACGTCTCGGACGAGGGCCGCTGGATGGTGCTGCCGCCCTCGGGTGTCGGCGCGATCAAGCGAAGCGATCTGCGCATCGCATCGTTGGCCGGCGACGGCGTGTCGATCATGCGCAACGGCAAGGTGGGCGAGATCGATCGCTTCACTCTCTACCAGTCGCGCAACCTGCTGTCGCAGTCGTCGCCCGGCGCGGCTCAGTACGTGATGTTCGGCCACAGCGCCGGCCTCACGTTCGCGAGCCAGATCGTCGAGTGCCAGATGATCGACAACCCGAACGACTTCGGCTACATCATCCGGGGCCTCATGGTCTTCGGGTACGAAGTCATCGGGCCGAACTACGTCGGCACGGCGGTTTGCTCGTTCAGCTAATCGCAGTAGGATCGGGGCCTCAGAGCCCCGGTTCCTCCGCATAGCTGCAGCACCTTTCAAACAGGAGATTCGACGATGAAACTCAGCAACCCCTACGGCGCGAACGGCACTGTCCTCGTGCCGCCCGAAACGATCCAGAAGGAGCAGGCGCAGGCCAGCAAGAAGGCCCGCGCTCGCTACCCGGACACGCCGCTCGGCCCCGGCCTGGGCAACCCGACGACAGGCAAGCCGTTCAAGCGTGCCTTGACCCCGGGGACGACCCCCACTGGCTCCTGAGCCGGCGAGTGATCTGACCCAACCGGCGCTTAGGCGCCGGTTTTTCGATCCGCCCTCGTGGTGAGGACTGATCGCAAAACCCTCACCGGAGAGATGCGATGGCGAAAATGGGCATGAAGGCCTTCGAGAAATCGAAGATGGACAAGGACCCCAAAGGCATGAAGGAAGGCTCGAAGGCCGACAAGGCCCTCGACAAGAAGCAGCTCGCCGCGGTCAACAAGAAGCGCGCGAAGAAAAAGTAGTCCCCACCACCCAAGCAAACGGAGCTAAATCCATGCTTACCGAGCAGCAAGAAGCCAACCTGTCCAACGCGAGTCAGCGCGCGGCCAAGCGTCGCCAGGACAGGCAGTTCCCGAACGTGATCAATATCAACGACGGGCGGCTGATGCCCAGCGTCCCGGCGCTGCGCAACCACAAGGACTACCGGCTCTATCAAGGGCCGAAGGACGCGGACCTTCCCACGCGCATGCAGTGGCTGCAGGGCATCTCGAAGGTGCCCAAGGTGGTCAACAGCATGGCTGATGCCGACGAGTTCGATGTCGGCAAGGCCACCAAGGACGATCTCATCGTCTTCGCGATGGAGCAGTTCGGCGCGGCGATCGACCCGTCGACGGACATCCGCACCATGCGCAAGAAGATCGTCGAGATGGCCGAGAAGGCAGCAGCCACGCCGCAGACCGCGCCGGCTGAAGAGACGAGCGACGTTGCGCATCGGACGTGGCCCGCCCCCGATCTTCTCGGCTATCTGAACGAGGCGATGAACGCCACCGCGGCAGCGCGGCCGGCTGACTTCTACGTTCAGGAGATTTCCACCGGCCTCGTGGCGGGCGTGATCCAGAACCTGCCCGAGGGCGGCATCCTGCTGATCGACGTGCCACGCAACACGGGTGGCCGCATCGTCACCCAGGTCGACAAGAGCCTGCTCGACGAGGCCGATCGCTTCTGGCCTGCAGCCACGCCGCAAGCCCAGGTCGAGAGCTTCACGTTCGACCCGCGCAACCCGCGCCGTTTCGTGTGCTTCCCGCCGAACAACGGCATGGGCATGGTCGATCTCGTCTACGGCGCGGTGCCACCTCCGCTCACCTACGAGAACGGCAGCGAAGAGATGCCCTGCCCCGACTCGTATCAGACGCCGCTGACGAACTTCGTGCTAGCGAAGTGCTATGCAAAGAACGCTAAACGGCAGGATCTCACGAAGATGGGCAGCCTCATGCAGATGTGGGGTCAAGCCCTTGGCCTCGAGTCGCAAGCCATTGCAGCCGCAACCACGAAGGTCGCAGCCGCGCCGGGGACCGCATGAACATCGTCAGCATCAACGACTACCTTGCGAACGTCGCCCAGGTGTGTCGCAAGGCCCCCTCGACGACGCTGCGGCACGCCTACATGCGCGCTTACCGTGAGTTCTGCCAACAGTCGCAGTGGCTGCGCACGAACATTCCCGGCGCGACAGTGCCGCTCACGCCGCAGTATTCGATGGGCAACGACCCGCAGCTCGATATCATGGGCATCTTCGCGATGCAAGGCACGCGGACGATGCCCTCGCCGCCCGGGCCGCAGACCTTCACGATCACGGTGAGCGATTCAGCGAACTGGGACCCGAATTTCCCGGCGCAGCAGCCTAACTGCTACCAGTACATCCCCGAGGGGCAGTTCGCGCTGTATCCGACGCCGGACATCATCTACCCGCTGCTGATCACGCTGATCATCGCGCCGAAAGAAGGCGCCGTGAACGTGCCTGAATCGCCGCTGATCAAGTGGAGCAACGACATCGAGGCTGGCGCGCTCGAGTACCTGCTCGCACTGCCCGGCATGCCGTGGACCGACAAGGCGACGGCACTAGCGAAGGGCAAGGAATTCCGTAGCGGCATCTCGAACGCGAAGACCGATGCACAGCGCAGCTACGGCGTGGGTTCTCGCCGTGCTCGCCCGCGGCAATTCATCATGGGGTCGCTCACATGACTGCTTTCAGCGTCTCCCCGGTCGGCACCTTCCCTCCTGCGGAGGATGACGGCTTCCCGCAGTTCATCCAGTGGCAAGCCCTGGGTGTCGATCTCGGCGGCCCCGACGCCGATACGGTTGATTTCGAGAGTGGTCTCACGGCTACTCGGGGCACAGGCGAGAACGCGAACGTCATCACGGTCGATGCCTCTGGCATCCAGTGGGAGCTTAACGGCACACCGCTCGGCGACACGAACGTCAACACGGTCAACATCGGCCCCGGCCTCACTGCTGAACGAGGCACGGGCGATCAGGTCGACACGCTGCTCGTCGAAGTGCAGTCGACACCGCCCTCGTCGTTCATCCAGTGGCAGCAGGATGGTATCGATGTCGGCGATCCGTTCGTCATCGTGGTCGACGTCATCAGCCCGCTCATGGTCACCCACGGCACCGGACTGGCTGACGATACGATTCAGCTTCTGGTTGATCTGCCGAGTCTCGATATTGCATGGCGCGACGTGCCGGCCGACTACACGGTCGTGCTCGCCGACAACCGCAACGGTCTCTCGACCAGCGGCACCACTGGCACGCAGAACATCAACATCCTCGGTGACATCGGCGATCCGACCGTCGACTTGCCGGACGGTGCTTCGGTGATCGTTTACCAAGAGGGTGCCGCGTCGTTCGACATCACAGCCGAGAGCGGTGTGGCGTTGAATGTTCGCAGCGGGCTGTTGCCGATCTCGGCCGGGCAGTTCGCGACCGTGACGCTCATCAAGCGCCGCACGAACACGTGGATCGTTTGCGGTGATTTGGAGCTGGCGTCTTGAGTCTCGCGTCGCTGGCCGGGGCGCGCATCCCCCACTCGGGGGGTGTGGACCCGTACTGGGATGATGTCATCTCGCTGCTCAATTTCCACGAGGCTGTCACGTTTCCTACGTACCCAGCGGGCTACCCGTCAGGCGTCTCGATGCCGGTTACGGAGGACTACAAGGGCGTCGGCTGGACGCTCTTCGGATGGGAGCACATTCAAGCGAGCACCGAGCCAGGGGTCGGCCTCACCTTACCGATCTACCAGAGCGTCCCGGGTCACATATTCAGCAATGCGGTCTTGCAGGCGTCAGGACTCCCCGCCTTTGGCGCCGGACCGTTCACGATCGAGCTAGGGCATAACTCCATCGACGCCGCTGAGTCCGGTGGCGTCGGCGGCTCGTATGAAGCGAACGAAGCGATCTACATGGTGAGCGCCGTCAGCTCGCCGGGAACCACTTCCTACGCGCCTGCATCCCCTGGCGACTGGGGCCTGAGCAGCCATGGTAACGGCACCGGGTCGTTTCTCGCCTTCAATGTTTTCGATTCCGGCCCGATTGACCGCGTGGTCGGCGGCCTCACTTTGGTCCCCTATCCGCTCGTACAGGACAACGAGATCGCGATCACCCGCGATGCGAGCGGCGTCATGCGGATGTACGTCAACGGCGTGCTCGAAGCGACGCAGACGGTGCATATCGGGACGACAGTGATGGGCAACGCAGTCACCCTCGGCGGCGTCGCCAACGGCGCTCAGTACCTGCCTAACAACTTCGGCTATGGGATCTTCAAGCGCTGGCGCATCACCGATCGCGTCGCGCGGTACACGGGCTCGAGCTACGTGGTGCCGGCCTTCTATCCGACGTCCTGATGCTGCGCTCGGTCACCTCGTTTCGTGGTGAGACGCCGCTGATCACTCCACGGCTGCTGCCGCCCGGCTCGGCGCAGGCAGCAGTGAACTCGCGCCTCTACACGGGTGACCTGACTGCGTTCCAGCAGTTCTCGATGACGCAAGGGCTCGCGAACGTCGGGCCGGTGCAGACGATCTCGCTGATGGCGGCCGGTACGCCCTACGAGGTGTGGCTCTCATGGGACCAGCAGGTCGATGTGGCACGCGGCACGGTGCCGGGCGACACGACTTACCGCACTTATCTGACCGGGCTCGACGCGCCGCGCTTCACGAACCTCGCGCTGGCGACCACGGGTGGACCCCCCTATCCCGGCACGACCCGTCTGCTCGGCGTGCCGCCGCCCGATACGGTGCCGTCGCTCGTGGTCGGCGTGGACTCGACACCAACGACGTTCTCGGTCGACATCTACGACGATTGCTCGGACCTGTCGACAAACTGGGCCATCTCGCCAGGGCAGGTGAACTCAGGCACCTACGTCTCGACGGTTACGCAAGACGGTGCGTTCGGCAACCCGGCGCCGAGCTTCATGGTCGAAGCTAATAACAACAACTCGACACCGGCCTATGCCTCGCGTGACTTCGGCACGTCGGGCGCCACAGTCATTCACGCGAGCTGGGATTTCAACGTCCGCGATGTCGGCGGCAATGCCGGCTTCGTGATCCCGTTCATGTTCGCATGCGACTCGACGGGCGACGGGCCACGCATCTTCGGCTACGGCACGATCGGCGGCGAGATCGAGATCGGCGTTGCTGTCGGTACGAGCTTCGCGAGCGGCAACGGCTCGCTGCTCGCCTCTGGCACCAGCGGCGTGCCTGACTCGTGCAACGGGTCGCAGTGGTATACGGTCGACGCGACGCTCTCGGTCAACCCCGATGGCACGATGACGATCGACGCGAACATCTCGCTCGGCAGCGTGCAGCTCGCCTCAGTGACCACGACGAACACCTTCACCTACGGTGGCGTGTTCGGACCGATGGTCGCCAAAGGCAACGACTTCCTGCAGGTCAACTACGACAACATCCTCGTGCAGGCCGCAGGCAACCTGGGCACGACGATCACCGACATCGCGACGAGCTACGTCTACACGTTCGTCAATGACCTGGGCGAAGAGAGTGCACCCAGCCTGCCGAGCGCAACAATCCTGCGGCCGGATGGTGTGGCCGTGACGGTGACGACACCGACATCACTGCCGAGCGGGGTGAGCGAGAGCGATTATTTCGTCGAGACGAAGCGCATCTACCGGGCAGCCACCGGCAGCACGGGCACTGCGTTCCTGTTCGTCGCCGAGATCCCGCTCAGTCAAGCCGACTACGTGGATACGCTCACCGACACCGCGCTTGGTGAAGTGCTGCCCTCGGACATCTGGGAGCTACCGCCTAGCGATCTCGAAGGCATCCTCGCGCTGCCAAACGGCGTGATGGTGGGCTTCAGCAAGAATCAACTGTGCTTTAGCGCACAGAACTACCCACATGCGTGGCCGGTGAGCTACCGGTTGAACACCGACACCGACATCGTGGGCATCGGCAATATCGACACGACGGTGGTGATCGGTACGCAGAGCTTCCTGTACGTGGCTTCAGGCAACGACCCATCGGCCTATAGCATGAGCAAGTTCGAGGTGCCGCACGCGGCGTCGAGCAAGCTCAGTTTCGCCTACATCACGGGCTTGGGTGTCGTCTTCAGCGGGCCGCAGGGGTTGATGGTGGTGCGCGGCATCGGGCAAGCGAGCAACCTTACCGAAGAGGTATTCACGCTGCGGCAGTGGAAAGCGCTCGATCCGACAAGCATCTTCAGCGTCGCGCACGACGACATCTATTTCATGTTCTGGAACAACGGCACCGATAGCGGTTGCTATGCGGTCGACCTGCGCCAGGGCGGCTTCGGTGTGGCCGAGATGGCGTTCCATGCGAGCGCAGCCTACGTCGATCCGATCACCGACACGATGTACCTCGTGCTCGATCAGGATTTCGAGCCTGATACGGCGGTGCTGCCGATCCCGCCGTCAGCGCCCGTCTACACCGACGGCCTTACGATCTACGAATTCGAGGGCGACGACACGCAACTGATGACGTTCCGGTGGCGCACGCAGCTCTGGCTCGAGCCTTATCCGGCTTTCCACAGCATTGCCCAGGTGCGCGCCGAGAGTTACGACAATCTTGTGGCCCGCTTTTATGGCGACGGCGTGCTGCTCGATGAGATCGTGGTCGACGGTGAAGTGGAATTCACTCTCACGCCGCCCGATGAGGCTTACAGCACGTTCGAGATGGAGCTGATCGGAACCGACACCGTGCGCGAGCTGATGGCCGCCGATGACGTGCTCGAGCTTGACGGTCTGTCGCAGGTACAGCAATACAACACTGTCGGCGCGGGTTAAGTCATGGCGACGCAGCTCGGTACGCCATCGATCAGCGATGTCCGGCCGCAGGACTGGCGTGCGGTCGCGACTGCGGTCTCGAACATCCGGCAGCGCATCCAGGCTCTCGAGTCTTCGCTCGGGCTCACGTCGAGCATGGCGCAGAGCACGTCGAGCACCACGACGACGAACCTGAACACGTTGCTGACGCAGCTCGCGGCGCTGACCGCTCGCGTCACCGCGCTCGAAAGTGCAGCCAGCACCGACATCGAAGAGTTCATCGCGGGTGAGACGATCGCGGCCGGGCAGTGCGTCGTGCCGATCAGCGCGACCGGGGTGGGTGTTGCGGACCCGAGCAACAACTCGCGGATGTTCGGACTCATCGGCGTTGCGACAACGGCCGCGGTCAACGGAGCCATCGTCTTCGTGCAGCGTCGAGGGCTCTATACCGTAGCCGGTGCAAGCGGCTTCCAGGCCGGGCAGGCGGTGTACGTCGATTCGCTCGGTGGCATCACTCAGACCCCGGACTACGACGCCACAGCGTTGCCGCTCGGTGTGGCCGTCTCGGCGACGCAGATTTTCATCGCGCCGATTTGGCCGGCGCTGCTCTATCCGACCTATTCGTCAGGGATTGAGGACGCCTTCGAGGACTATCTGCCGATCACGCTGCGCGCGGCGCAGGCGCTGGCGCCAAGTCTCGAGGCGCAGATCGCGGCATTGCCCTTCAGCAGCGGGCTCGACCCGACGAGCGAGGTGCCGGTCCTGATAGGCAGCACTGCCGTGCGTGTCGCGGCGAGTGACTTCGGAGGCGGCGGAGGCGGCGGCGGAACTGCCGGGACGCTGGATTTCACGATCGATGGGACGCTCTCGGCTGACAGCGATGCGCTGCTGCCGACCGAAAAAGCGGTCAAGACCTACGCTGACACAGCGATTGCCACAGCCATCGCAGGGCTTTCGTGGAAGCAGGAGGTTCGCGCTGCCACGACGGTTGACGGCACGCTTGCGACAGCCTACGTCGTCGGGGCGGTGATCGATAACGTGACGCTTGCGCTCGGCGATCGCATCCTGCTCAAGAACCAGACGTTAGGCCAGAACAACGGCATCTATACCGTCAACTTGATCGGTGCGCCGACACGCTCGATCGATGCGAACACAGGACCCGAGCTAGTCAGCGCCGCGTGCAGCGTCAGCGAGGGAACGGCGAACGCCGATACGGCATGGACATGCACGACGATCTCGCCGATCGTCGTCGGCACGACGCCGCTCGTGTGGGCTGCAGCCCCGGCTGGCACGATCACGGCGTTGAACGGCGACGTTACCGCCTCTGGCACCGGCAACGTCACGGCTACGCTGGCAACGGTCAACAGCAATATCGGGGCCTATACCTACGCTGCGATCACCGTCAACGCGAAAGGTCTCGTCACCGCAGCCGCGAGCGGCACGGCACCGATCACGACGATCACGGCTGGGGTAGGTATCTCCATCAGCGGAGCCGGCAACACAATCAAGGCGACAACGGGCTACACCCGGGGCGCGGGGTGGGGTAACGGCACCTACGCCATTGCCGCACCGACGAACGATGTCACTGTCACGGCAATCGAATCAGGCACGATCGTCTCGGCGACCGTGGTAGGACTTGGCGGCCCCGGCTCTTGCGTGATCGACGTGTGGAAGACGACCTACGCTGCTGCGCCTCCAACGGTCTCGAACTCCATCACGTCTACCCATAAGCCGACGATCACCTCAGCGTCGAAGTCGCAAGATACGACACTCACGGGATGGACAACGAGCGTGACTGCAGGCGACGTGCTTGTGTTCCACTTGTCGTCGTGTTCCGTCTTCACGGCTGTTTCGATCATCTTGGAAATTGACCCATGACCACCGCTACCTTTACCACGGTCATCGATCAATCCACTGATGCGGCTTTCCGCACGTGGGTCGCGGAGATGATCACGCAGATCGCTGGTGTCGGCTGCGTGCAGACGGCCGATACAGGGCAGATCAACACAGCGACGGTGACTCGCGCGATAGCGAACACCGCTGCGGGCTACACGATCTGGAAGTTCTCGGATTCGAGCCTCTTCTTCAAGCTCGAATTTGGTTCCGGTACGGCCAACACGTACCCGCAGATGTGGATCACGGTCGGAACTGGAAGCAACGGTTCCGGCACGCTTACCGGGCAGCTTTCCTCGCGAAACACGATTGGCTACAACGTCGCTCCGTTCTCGACTTCCACCACCTACGTCTCTTATATCTGCCACACGACGAACGCTTTTTCACTTGCATGGAAGGTGAACGCTCCTTCAGGCTCCAACTACATGATGGCGTTTCTGTGCATCGGCAAGACAGTGGACGGAACGGGGGCGGCCACAGCAACAGGTTTTGGTGTTCTTCGGGCAACATCTAACCCTGCGGGGCTGAGCTTGCAGTCGGTTCGCATCGCGGCAACAGCAGCAACTTATTCCGACACCGGTGGTGTCAGCGCGTCGCCGATTGTAATCATCCCTGGTGCCCCTAGTTCAAGCACAACGGCCGGGGGCAATTTCCAGAGCTATGACCTGTTCTTGAACATCCCTGATGTGGTGCCTTTTGTTTGGGCAAACGCAACGATATCGGCAGAA